ATATGATGACTGCTCCCATCATCTACTCTATGGTTCAACAATCAGTTATAGTTAGAACTTGCATAACTCAACTTAAACAAGAAGTTTACAGAAGAGGATATACTTGGGAAAAAGCATTTGAGGCTTCTTGTAAATCTTGTGGAAAAGAACATACTAGACCTGTTCAAGAATGTTCTAGGTGTGGTTCTACTGATTTAAGAAATCCCGATATAAAACAGTTACAGTATGCTGAAAAGTTTTTAGAAGGATATGTAAATTCCTCCGAGCAATTGTTTATTGATGTTCTAAAAGAATTGGAAGATGATTTGAATATTATGGATGATGCTTACATTGTAATGGTAAAAGAATATTTCTTAGACGGAAATGGTAAAATTAGAATGCACCGTATTAAAGAAATATATCGAGGCGACCCTGTAACTATGTTTATTTATGCTGATGAAGACGGAGTAAAAGGAAACAAAGGATTTACTTGTGTTCATCATAGAGATGTTATTTCAACAGAACCACACGATAATTGCGAAACATGCGGTTCTCCTCTTATGCCAATTCATTATGTAAATAGAGCAAAAGGAGATGAACAATATTTCTTAGAAGGAGAAGTATTACATTTTAGTAAGTATAGTCCTTCAAGACTCTACGGTTTTTCTCCTGTAATTACACTTTACAATCATATTATGACTTTAATTGCTATGGAAAACTATGTCAATTCAGCCTACACTAAGAGTAGAATGCCAAGAGGATTATTAGCAGTTCAAACTAGAAACATGGATTCAATGAGAGCCTTTTGGAGAGGAGTAAAAGAAAAGATGGAAGCAGACCCTCATTTTATTCCGGTAATGGGAATAGAAGCAGAAGGTGGAAAAGGCGCAGTTGAATGGATTAAGTTCATGGATAGCCTAAAAGAAATGGATTATATTTCTGTTAAAGATGATTTAAGAGATAGAATATCAGCATTCTATGGAGTAAGTAAAGTCTTCATGGCTGATAATACTACAAGTGGTGGATTAAATAATGAAGGTATGCAAATATTAGTCACCAATAGGGCCGTTCAAATGGCACAGAATGTTTACAATGAGTATGTATTTCCTTATCTTGTTAGACAATTTGGCATTACAGATTGGAAGTTAAAGTTACCTCCAAGTGAAGAAGAAGACGAGATTGCAGGATTAAGAAAGAAAGAGATTGAAGTTAATATCGCAGCCTCAATAAAGAACTTAGGTTTTGAAGTAGACATGGATGAAGATGGTAATTTTACCTACAAGAAGCCCGAACCAAAACCGGAACAACAAATGGGAGAAGATGGAAAACCCGTAGAAAAAGACCCACTAGCAGGTTCTAATTTAGACCAAAGAGACTTAGATGAACAAACAAGAATGTTTGCAGAAAGTGGCGGTAGTAAGCCACAAGAAAATCCACCCGCTACTAGAAATAAACCTTCTATGAGTAGAGGGCCGGATAAAAGAATGAGTGGATTACCCGAAGATGCAGGAAATCAAAATGTAGATAGAAGAAGTGAGAGGAGGACAGGTTAATGACAGAAGATAAAATAGAAAAAATATTTGACAACCCCGATATGGTTAAATTAGCGGGTGGTTTAGCAACATTTGCAGTTGGTGCTTTAATAGAAATGTATGGTAGAAGGTTGGGGCGAAAAGTAGAACTAGAGATAAGTAAAAGAAAACTAATAGAAAAAGTTAAGGAAAACCCTAAGTTTATTAAAGAAGTCACAGAAGCACATAAAAAACCCAAAGAAAATAGAAGTTTAATTGAAACCGCAGAATCAATTGGCATAGATAAATTAATTGAAATCGCCGCAAAAGAAGCAAAGATAATAAAAAAATCACAACTTAAAAAAGGTATTATTATGAAAGAAGATTTAAAACAAAGAGAAAGAAGACTAAAGAAAGAATTAGCAAAAGTTAGAACACAAAATGCTAATGAAACTAGAAGAACAACAAAAAATAGAGATTTTTCCGTTGGTGGATTGCCACCGGACACAACTCATAAAGCAACAAGAGCATCTAATGATGTTCCCGATGTTATTTTACCCCCACAAAAAAGGAGAGGTAAAAAAGAGAATATTCCATTTTGAGGCGATAATATGTTTATGAAGGCCATCTTACACAATAAAGAAGACGACCTTCATTTTTTGTTGAAGTGTTTGATTGAAGAAGTAGAAAATCAACATACAATAAGAAAAGCAGATGGTGAAGATGATGAATTTTACCTTGACGATAAAACAAGAGCAGATGATAAACTAGGAGATGAAATACTAGATAGTGAAGGCATGTTTGAACTTGCTGAAAGAGAAGCATTAGAACAAACAAAAGAAAAAGAAAGCGCAGACGAGAGACAAAAACTAAAAAATAAAGATGGAGATAAAACTAAAGCCCGATTAGTTAGTAGTTTTAGTGAAGATTTTGGAGATAAAGTAAAAGAGGCAATTCAACAAGCCGAGAAAAAGGGCGAATTGACTAGAGAACAAAAAGAAAAAATATCCTATGATATTAGGGAAAAACAATACAAGGATTTTATTGCTAGAGGAGAGCCTTTAGAAATCTATGGTTGGAAATGGACTATTGATGAAATAAAATTAGTTTGGAAAGAATATACGGCTGATAGGAAATTACAACTTAGGAAAAACCAATATCGAAAAGATAGAGCAGAATTAGAAAGCACAAAGAACTTAGTAGATAGTTTCGATAAATCCAATTATAAAAAAGCAATTGAAGATGCAAGAAAAAACTTGTTGTTTCCTTTAGAGCCACTAAAAATGAATTTAAAAGACTCCAACGCATCTAGGCAAGTAGTATTACTAAGAAGCGCATTAGATAGATTTGAGGTTGCCCTTTCTATTCTAATGAGAGAAGAACAAAGAGGAATGCTTAGAGCGCATCCTAAAAATACAAAGGAAGGAAAGATGATAGAAGCCTACCAAACTAGGGTAAAAAGGGCGAATGGTAAATTCAAAAGACTTTTTGAAAAATATGAAAAGGATGTTAATGTAACTAGGAATGAAGATATTCCCCAAAAAGAAATTACCACAAAGTTAAATGAGTTATATGAGAAATACAAAAAAGATGTAGAAGCAACTAAAAAATTCATTAAAAACCAACATAAATCAATAGATGAAAAATTACCTAAAGACAAAAAAGGAAATCCTATATGGATGGTGCAATATAAACTTACAGATGAGCAATTGAAGAAACTAAAAGATAGAGTAGTGGAATTAGAGAGCAAAGTAGGTGTAAAGGAGAAAAAAGGCGACAAAGAAGGAACAGAAACTAAGTATTTTCAAAGTATTGCTAGGAGAACTGAAAATGTTAGTCCTTTACAAGTATTAAGAGTTGATAAAAATAAAGATGCTAAGTTCCTAAGAGACTTTAAAGAACTACTTGAAGAAAAAGAAGTCAAAGAGTATTTAGACAAACTAAGCACTATGCCATTAGAAGATAAAACACTAACTGCTTACATTAAAGGAAAATATAGTGATGAAAAACTACAACGCTTCTTAGAGACTGATGCAAAATCAAAAGGTATCAAAGACAGTGTTAAAGGAAAGAAAATACCTTTGGGTGATGGAAAGGCTTTGAAAACAGAAGCATATAGAAGAGTATTTAACTACTTAAGTTTGCTACAAGATAAAGTAGGTGGGGAATCTCTTAACTATAGAAAAATTAAGAAACTAAAAAAATTATTGTCGAGTAAAAACCAAAAGATGTTTAAAGATTTATTAACCACTGAGAAAGAAAAAGGCACTAGGTCTACAAACGCTGCCTATTCTTCTCTAAATAGAAGCCTAAAAAACATGAAGCAAATTGTTAGGCAACCGACAACTAGTGATAGTAAATTATTATTAGAAGCAAAAAAGGTATTTGATAATAAAAAATACGGCTCTAAATTGATAAGAGATTTACTTTCAGTAGTTAAGGGATATGCTATAGAAAAGAAACCTAAAAAATCTAAAGGTGACAAACAGAAAGATACTAGGATGGAAAAACTAACAGAAGAAATAAAATCTATTAGAGGTAAATTAAAAGGATTCAAAGGGTCAATGCGAGAATACCAAAAGTTAGAAGAGGAACTAACTAAAAAAATAGAAAAACTAACAAATATGCTTACAGGATATACTAAAAGAAGTAAGGAGGAAGAAACACAAATAAGATTAAAGATTCAACGAGAAAAGATAGAGCGAGAAAAGAAATTAAGAAATCAATTGAACAAAGCGGAAGTTGTAGGAGATAAGTTAGGAAAAGATGCTTGGAAATTTTACGATGTAGTTATAGTACAAAGAAAATTTTTCTTGAGAAAAAGAGAGAATCCGCTTTCTCCAAACGATAAAACATATGCTTCAATAGAAAAATCAGTTAATGAAATTAGAGAAATTATATCCAATGAAAGAATATATAATGCACTACAAAGGGCCTACTCTAAGATGACAGGAGGAAGTATTTTAGAACAAGACAAAGAAACTTCGGAAGCAAGAAAGGAATTGTCTAATGCACTAAAAGCACTAGAAGGCTTTGTTGAGAAGAGAAGAAAACAGAAAGCACTACTAAAACCAATACCTGCTTTTATTGTGAGGGATTTGATTAGAGATGAAAATAAATTATCTAATGCGGTAATGAAGTTTTTACATAGAATGTCTAGAAGTGCTGATACTAGAGAGGATTCAAATCTTGTTATGAATGACAAAAGACTGAATGCTGAAAATGATACTCTTGATATTAAAGATGATAAAATGAAAGTAGAAGGAGTCACTAGTGAAAAATACTACAATGTATTTAATGTTCCTTTAATCACAGGAAAGCAGTTTATAAATGAAAAAATTAACCCATTAGGGGAATCTTTTGTAGGGCTTGAAGACATTGAAGCCTATAAAGAGAACCCCGTTGAATTTGTAAGGTTATATTGGGATATGCAATTGGCTTATATGGAAAAGAAAGCAAAAAAATATGAAGAAGGCGGATATGAAAAAGAATCCGAAAGAAGCGATAAGACCGCAGAAGAACTTTTAGATTTAAATAAACCAAGAAATAAAGTAAAAGAACAATTAGATGCTTTATTCTCTATACTCGATAATAGACAAGAAGGAAAGCAGTTCTTTAAGGCAATAGATGATTTTGTCGAAGAGGTTAAAAAACTACAATCAACATACATAACACAAAAACAAAAAGCGTTAGAAACAGATGCTTTTAATTTAGAAGAAATAGCAAGGGATTATTCTATTGCAGTTATTCAAAGAATGAATAGATTCTTAGATAGCAAAGAAGATGAACCTAAAGTAGACTCTTTAACTGATGAAAAACAAAAAGAATTAGATGAGTTGAGTGCTAAACTAAAAGAAATAGATGATAAGATTAAAACCGAAAGAGAAAAACAGACCGAGGCTAGAAAAGAAAATCCCGATTATAGTTCTCCTAAACTTGAAGAATTATTAGCGGAAAAAAAACCAATCAAAACTAGTAAAGAACGCATTGAAGCGGATAGAAAACAAAAGAAAATTTTCACTACTAAAATATTTAGACATATTTCGCCAATACCTATCTCTCCCCAAGATGGAGAAAGAATAGTTATGGGAGCATTTACACCACTAGCAAATCAAAAAAAGGTTGATAGCATAGAAGAATTAATGGAAACGGATATTTCCGATGAAGACTTAATAAAACCTATTGAGAAGGCTTTCCTTCAACATTTTAAAAGTAACAAAAAGGAAATAGAATCTTTAGTTCCAACAGACCCTAAAGAAAGAGAACAGTATCTAAAAGATGGAAAGCCCAAAACACGCCAAGAACAATATAAAATCTCAACGGCTATGATAGAACAGTTGGAAGATGAATTTGAAGATTTGTTAAAAACATTCAAAACTAAAAATAAATTAGTGGACTTGAGCGAATTTAACATTAAAATAGGTATAAAATCAGATAAAGAAGGAAGAGACTTTGAAAAAATTCTAGCAGATGAAGTTTTAGGTAAAGAATTATCTAGAATAATGGACTTTACGGATGTTTACGATACATATATTAAAAACTTACAAAAACTTAAAGACATACATGACAGAAACATCGAAAAACTATCGGAATCTTTTACACCTAAGACAGAAGAAAGGGCGGATAGAGAGGCAAGACCAATACCAACTATACCTAAAAAACAAGGAGAGGAAGAAAAATGACATGGGATTACTACGAGGAAGGTAAAGAATTTACCATAAAGAAAGAAGAAAAAGTAAAGAAGAATATATTAGACACATTAGATAAGAAACAAACTAAGCGTCTAAAGAAAGTATTACAATCAGCCCAACCAACTGAATTTTTTGGACAAGACTTTACTAAGTTAGGCGAATTAATTAGTGCATTAAAAGATGTAGAGTTGGTTAAGTCCGATAAGAAACTTACAAAGAAAATGAAGTCTATGGATGAACGGAATATAGATATAGTCGCTTCGGCTACGGAACTCCGAAAGGACTATGAGTTGCTTTACAGACAGTTAAGAGATTTAGTATATCCACCAAAGGAGGAAAAGAGATGAGCGAAGAAAATACAATTAATGAAGAACTACTTGAGATTATCAAAGCCCTTAGTGCTAAGATAGAAAGTTTAGAAAAAGCAGTTTACAATGACGATAACTTACTAATGAAGTCCGGTTTTGTTGTTGTAGATAGTCCAACTCCTAAGATGAATCATGGAACTATCGGAGGTTCACCATTGAAAGATGTTGGAAATATGGATTGGAAAGATATTCATAAGATGGTAGAAAAGGTAGGTGGACAATAATGCCGGAAAGAGTAAGTAAAGAAGAAAGAATAGTTAGCCTTGCTATTGAAAAAGCGAGAAAGGCTAAAGAAGAATTGAGCGCAAAGAAAAGAAAGAACATTGAGCCAACTCAAGTATTGGAAATAGATACAGACCCCGAAGTTGAGAAGGTTAAGAGGCCAAAGGTGCAAGATGCTTCTAAGATTACTAATCAAACTCAAAAGAAAGAAGGGTATGGTTTAGCAGGTGAGAGTCTAAAGAAAGCAAAATTTCAAGGGCCACCTAGAAAATCTATGGGTGGTACACATCAAGATTCGTTAGTTAGAATGTTAGTGGAGCAAAGTTTAAGAAATATTAATCGTGCATTAAAAGATGCAGAATCTAAAAATGATGTTGATACTTTGAAAAGAATGATTAAAAATGCACAAGAAGAAATAGATAAAATAGATGAAAAACTTTTAGATGCAGCAAAATATGGAAAAGGCAGCAAATTTACCGACAATATTGATAGAACAGATAGTAAATATTTATCGCTAGCGGGTGCTAAAGGCGACAACACTAGAAATTTTGAGTGATGTTTTATGCCTCTCCTTATTGAGAAGGATAAGTCAATATCCACAGATATTCTAAGACTCTTTGAAAGAACGAGAGTCGCTTATCTTTCAGCAAGAACCGACCCAAAGGAATACGGTTCTAAATGGAGAAACGCAGTAAATAAAATCAAAGAAGCATATGAAATGACCGATGCTCTTTCAAATGAACTTAAGGATTATATTGATGAAGACTTATTAGAATCAAATGATGTTTCCGATGTTAGCACTAACAATGCTGAAAAGTTGTATGAGGCAATCAAAGCACTGAGATATTCTTCCGATGAAGTTAGCGACCCCTTCGCTAAAAAGTTCAAAGGTAATGTGTTAGAAGCATTATTAGAATCACCGGAACTTATGATTAAGTTTGTTCACTACGCTATTAGAGAAGATGATAAGGCACTACCAAAGGAAGCATATTCAATCAAAGATATGAAGCCCGATGATATTACAGACGGTCTAACAGGATTGGATTTAGAAGTTGATGATGTTGCACTTTACATCATAGAACATTATGGTGATGGTAAAGACTCCAAGAAAGTAGAAACAAAAGTAAAAGCCGCTATGAATATGCTAGAATTAATATTCTTATCTAAGAATACTAAACAGGATTGGGCGGAACTAGAAGACATAGATACTGAATTAGATGAAGCGAAGGCCAAAGAGGATAAAGGTGAAGATAAGAAAACTATTCTCAAAGAAAAGAAATCCGAAAAAGAAAAAGCACAAAGCGATTTTATTATTCCCAACAAACCTATGTATAGAATATTCACAATAGAAGACATGGATGAACTCAAAGGATTTACAGGAGAGTTTTACATTCAAGAAAAATATGATGGTTTTAGAATACAACTCCATAAGATAGATAAAAACATAAAAGTTTATGATTATACAGGCAAAGATATATCTAGCAAATGTAAAGAAGCGATTGAAGAACTAAAGAAAAAACATTTTGGAGATTGCATACTAGATGCTTCTTTAGTTTTATTTGACGGTGAAGACTCATTGAAAAGAAAAGACGCAGTAGAATATTTAGCGGGTAAAAAAGAAGGAACTCCTAGAATACATGTCTTTGATATTATGAGGCATAATGAAGAAAACCTAATGGAAGATACTTTACAAAACAGAATGCAAATAATGTTTAACAATTATTCTATTCATTCTAGTGAAGCATTAACATTCCCATCTAAAAAAGATACTAGAGTAGCGGATAGTCTAAAAGATGTTGAAGAATATTCTAAGAAGATTATGGAAATGCCTACTGCCGAAGGAGTTATGATTAAAGATGCGACTTCAACATACTTCTTAGGAACTAAGAAAAATCCAAAGTGGATTAGATGGAAGCCTTTTGTAGAATTAGACTTGATTGTTCTTGATAAAAAGAAAAGCGGTTCTAACTATTCTTACAAGTTAGGAGCAGGGCCGGTAGAAGAAGGAGATGAAAAGATAGAAGGTAAAAATTATCTTAATGTTGGTAATGCCACTAATACTCAAGTTTCAGCCGATGTTGGAGATATTGTTAGAGTTTCAATAGATAAGGTAAAGGAAGTTAAAGGAAAGCCTGTTGTTTATTCGGCAAAAATAAATGAAATTGCTGAATCCGAAACACCGGACAAATTAGTATCTTTACAAATGCTAGTAAAAGATACTGATAAATCATTAAACTATAATGTCGAAGAAGTAGAAAAAGGAATAGTCATTACAGACCACATACACGGCGAGGCTAATATTATAATCAAAGGAGACATGGATGGTTTTACTATTTATGGTTTTGAGCAAGATAATCTAATGGCTAAAAATGCCCTTATAGATTTAGACCTATGGAAAAATCAAGCGGAAGAAATAATGAAAACAAAACAATCTAAACTTACAGTTGCTATATTTAATTACTTAAAACAAAAAGGAGCAAAGACTCCTAAAGAAGTCCACAACTTTTTAGTTAAGAATCATAAAGATATTTATCAAGATATATTAGATAGTAAATTAACTAGGGTAAAGGATTGGTTTGAGAATAGAGATGGTATATCTTTTGATGCTAAAACAAAGAAACTCTTTGCTGAAAATGATAAAATAATGCTAGACACCATAAAAAAAGAATACAAAACACCGGAAAAGTATAGAACAGGAGAATTTAAATTATATCTTAGGGAAGATGATAATCTAAATTTAGTAATGAAGTTAGGTGATGAAAGCATTAATTGGATGATTAGACTTGATTCTAAAGATGATATTTTTGAATTATTTGGAAAAGCAGGTAAATTCCCTGCTATTGTTGCTAAGAATATTTCAAAGCGTAAACTGATTGATAGTGGAGATGTTAAATTAGGTGTTCAAAAAGAAGGCTACCATGAATATTTCTTAGATGGTAATAAATTTGAAACTAAACTTCATGTTAGAATGCTTGAAGTTAAAGGAAAAAGAATGTGGTTGGCATGGACAGGCTATGAACAGAAACCTGCTGATACTGATAGTGATAAAGGATTGTGGAATATTTATGAAGATAAGTTTAGTAGTCTTAAATTACCACCAAAAGAAGACTAATCGTTTAAAATAACCGTGTGTATTATATATTAGAAGGAAATTTTTTTCCTTTGAGCGTAATGTCGTCGGCAGTCTTAGCAACTAGAAATGATGGATTCTCCATTATTAAAAGTCGCAGTGATGATTTGATGATTGGCGGATATGCTAGTATTGAAATTGTTGATAAGCAAAATGACTTAATCACACTAAAGGCACTTAATGAAGCAGTCACTAAATTTATGCAAGATTCTAAATTTAGGAATGTAATGACAAATCACTCTAATGTTCAAGTAGGAGAAGTAGTAGATTCTTATAGAGACAAAACAGGAAGACTTTGGAAATCCGAAGTAGATGATGTAGGTTTTTTTGTGGTAATTAAACTACGAGATGATATAGAAAAGGCCAAAGAAGTAGGTCGTAATATTCGCAAAGGGTCGTTAAGGTCTTTTAGCATAGGAGGTCAAGCCCTCCAAAAAGTAAAGAAAAGTAATGAAAACTTGGGAGAGTACAATGAAATCAGCAAGTTAGAGTTGCATGAAATTACTATATGCGAAAAAGGAATTAACCCCGAAGCGAGGTTTGATATTTTGAAACAAGATAAAACAGGTGAAAAAACTATGAGTAATAAACTAGAAAAAGCACTAGCAGAGTTAGATACTTTGTTAGAAGAAGTAAATACGCTTCGTAAAGAAGAAGAGATGGATGAAAAAGGCCATAGCAAAGACCACATGGAAATGACCGACGACATGGAAAGAGGAAACTATGAAATGGCGGATGAAGAAGAAGACATGGATATGGACAAGGAAGATGAAGAAATGGCGGATGCAGAGGAAATGGCCGAGTATCAAGATGAAGAAGCAAAGGCTTACTTAAGAACTCTTGATGGTGCAGGAAACCAAATTGGCGAACCTGCTGACCGTATCGTTATTAATAACGGTAAGCCAACTGCTTCCGATATGCCGGTTGTTAAAGCATTTAACAATGGAGAGTTTGATACTCTTGATTTGTCAAACGCTAACATCGAAAAGGCTTACGAGGCTTTCCGACAAGAACAACTTGAAGCACTTGCTTACGACAACCTAAAGAAGTCCTTTGAAGCAAGATTCGCTAGAGAAGTTTCTACAAGAGAGAATGTTATCGCTAAGCAAAACTATGATGCACAAAGCGAGATTGCTTCTCTTAAGAATGAATTTACACAACTAAGGAAATCTTTGACTGCTGAAAAAGAGACTATTCTAAA